CATTATATCATCACCACCGAAGTAAGAAGCCATAGTGTCGTATAGACCACTAAACTCATCCCACATTTGCGAAGTCATTTGTTGTTCTTTAGTTTTCATATTCTATTAGGGTGTTTTTGTGTCCCTGTATAATAAGTATAACACAACATCTACATAAGTCAAGTCCTACATAAGAAAAAAAAAATATTTTTTTGTGGGTATTGACTTTTGTGTTCTTTGTCTTATCTTTGTTATATAAATAATTTAATATGAAAACAATTACAATCTGCCACTATCCACAGACATTCAGTTTTAAAACAAAAAAGGAATTGCCACCATTTGAATATGGTTGCCAGATTAGAACAAAATTGGCAGAACAGGCTATGAGAAGACACAACATTTATTCACCCAGCCACGGATACGATGAGTATATCGTTGAAACTGTAGATATCAACACAGAAAACCCCAACCACGAATTATGGTATTTAGGTTCATAATTTATTTGGTTGGTATTGAAATACTCTTTAACTTTGTGAAAAATAAACAATATGAAAAAACAATTACTTCAAGAAATCAAAGACATTTCCATCTATGAATATTTTAATGTTCTTGGACTTGGATATAATGTAAGTCAGTTGAAAAACTACCTGAAGGGTCTTAAATCATAGCAGACATCATCTCACCATCAGGAGACCTCTTATCTACTTTTGTGATGTATAATCTTTCAAGGGTGGATAGGAAGTTTTCCATTCTTTCTTGGTACTCCTGAAGAGTTAGTCCATAGACCTCTTTTTCCTTTGACCCCATCCTCATTTCAAGTGTGGATAAAAATATATGTGCGATTGTGTCCCCATATTCCCTTTTTAGTTTCCTGTATGCCTGTATCATAAAGTAATCATACTCCAAAGGTTCAAGGAACATATTGGTTAGTTCCTTATTGATAAACTCAATAGGAAACTTGAAGGTAGGATTATCTCTAATTACACTTTCAAGTAGGGGTGATATTGCTTGTTTTGGAAACATAAAAAAAGGGGGGAGGAAAATAAGAATGGTTTGTAATAATGGGAACACTAAAGAGTGTATAAAAAACCTCCCCCCAAGTCCTTATAGAAACTCAAAATCACTTACTTCGTTTTCAGCGTTGAGTTTGTACTTTATCTTATGACCTACTAATCCTGGTTCTAAAGGATGTTCTGTCTCAACAAGTAATGGCTCGTCCATCTCTTCTAAATGTAAATTATAGAAAAACTTACTCGGTTTCGTTGAGTTATATTTCTTCTCAACCTTTATCAACTTACAATCTAAAATCTTATGTGCTTTCTGTTTCATATAAATAAATATCTGTTTTACCAGAAAAAATCAACCTCTTCTTTTTTTTCTAACAATCATAAGTGCTATAAAGTATCCTATCAGTATTTGTAATGCTAATATATCCACCTTTATTTTTTCTTCAATTCCATTTCTTTTCTCTTCCTCAATAATTCTTTAACCTTATCTTCACCTTTTGGTTTTCTTTTCACTTTATTATCAAAACCAATAATTCTGTATCCAGTAATTTTATCATCACTATCACTATAGTTGAATAACATTTTTCCACCTATGAGTGCTTGTTCGTGTTGTGTTTCACGAATAATCCTGAATAAACCATCATACTCTTCAAACCTGATTAAATACGAATAGAAAGATTTATCATTCCATTCAAACTCATTTACGAAATGTTGCTCAATAATTGTCCCAAAATTGTTGTAATTGTTTTTCATCTTCTTTTTTTTGAAAAAATAAACAATCCAAATTATAAAGTCAAATTGTATTCCAGATGCGCATTCCAGAATTGTATTCCCGTAGGGTTCCTTGCTTTCGGGTTGGCAAGTGAGTTCCTATCCTAAAGTTTTCACTTCAGGTAGGACACCACCCTTGCTTATCTGGGAGGTTATAGTATCAAGGGAAACTATAACTTGGAAGCAACTTTAGATTGACCCTTCAACCTATCTACTAAACACCTTCTTCCTTTGTGCTGGTGCTGACTTGTTGTGTAGATTATCCCCTTGTAAGTCGTAAGTGTAATAACGCAAGTGTTATGTATCCGCCCATTATTACCTCACAATAAATATGAATTAAATTGGGAAAAGTCAAACTAATCCCAAATCTTTTGGTGAATATTGAATGGATTTTTCATACATTCTTTTTCTTGGCTTTAGATTGTACTTCTCGCAGAATTGTTCGTGAATGGTTTTATCACCTGATAAATCATAACCTATTGTTTTTAGAAAGTCGTATGTCTCAATCCAATCTTCTTTTTTAACATTCCATAACTGCGGACTACTCATCTGTTTTGGTCTTCCTGATTTAGACCTATCGGTCTTTGCCCTACAAGATACTTTATCCTTCTTACATAACTTACACCTTGCTTCCCAACCTGTAGGCATCATAATATTTCTATAGAAGGATGTTATATCCTTTTCCTTTCTACAGGCACAGCATACTTTCGTTTTAAGGACTTCTTTTTCTGGTGAGGTCATAATACTATTTTGAAAAGATAATTGAAATTGGAAGGACTGGAGACCCTCTAATACGATTTTAAGATTACTTCCAACCTTTAGCCAACGATGCTATGTATCTTTGTTGATATTGTGAGTAGCAAAAACCAGCACGGACACCTCTATCCTTTTTCTTTTCTCTTACCATATCATCACCCATACAACGAGCCATAAACTCATTTAGTGTTTCTTTTGCGTTGGGTGAATATTCAAACTTCTTTCTACCAAATGCTTCACTCATTCCAACTACTCCCCCTTGTTGTCCGTCATTCTCTTTTGGTTTGGAACAAGCCATCTTCGCATAGGCTTCGGTATATCCTGCTGACTTATGACGCTCCATACAATCTGTGGTAGGTAATGTTGCGAAGTCCTGACTTTCAGGTGTAGCATAAGTAAAACCCTGTGCTACTTCTGTTTCTTCATCATCTACAAGGTCGGTGATGTCTTCTGTAGCCATACTTTCTTTTTCCCACTTTGAATAACAGATTGCGGCTGCTTGGTCTTGTTCGTATCCAGCATTTATTTCTTCACCGATACAACGGGAAATGAACTCGTCTTGTGTTTCTTTTTTACCAGGTTTGATAGGCATATTAAATGTTTGTTAGTTTGTTTTTTAGGATTTTGTTTTCGGCGTGTAATTCGTCTATTTTCTTTTCCAAATCTTGTATCTTTAGGTTTAGGGCTTGGATTTCACCCTTCAAATCGTCAATAATTGTCTTATAAAGATTTACAGAAATCTCAAGATTTCGTAGAACGGCGTTGTCCGTATCGGCATTTACCTTTCTTCTACCCACAAACCAAGCGGCTACGGCAGTAAGTGAGTTTGATATTAGTAATAAAACTTCGTTCGTCATTTTGTTAGTCGCAATTTACACAAGCATCATATTCGGGGCCTTGATAATACGGAAGGTTTCTATACCAATCATTTCTTCTTGGTGGTCTTCTCATACCAGGTGCGAAGTGAATACCTGCGAAATAAGTTTGTGATGTTGATGGCATACCATCTTTGTCTGTATAAGAATAGTACCACGGATAATCACTTGGATAAGCCTGTACTCTATCCAATAATCTTTGTCCGTAAAACTCATATCTACTCATTTCAATTTCTCTCAAGTAAGACATACCTTTAATGTCTATGGACGCACCCTGCTCTGTTTGACCCACGATTATACCCTTATTCATTTTACGGGCATATATTTCAGGCATCAATTCGTAGAAAGCCCGATGAACGAGATACGGAGCGATATAATCATTTAACATTATACTATCGGCTTGGGACATACTACCACCTGAAAGTTGAACTGACTTTACAAGGTTCATATAGTAATCATAACCTTTAGTTCCTATGAGCGTCTGTAAGCCGAGTTCTTGTCCCATATAAATCCCCTGCGTCAAAAGTGCCATATCCGTATTTTGATGTAGGGTACTATACGCCTTGAGTTTCGTTTCACTTATGAGTAATACTGTAGCCATTATATTCCTTCTTTAATATCTACCTTTGATTGTTCTTCGTCAGGTAAGATTTGGTTTTGTTCTATTCCCAAATGAATAGGTTGTTTATCTCGTAGGAACAGAAGTTTCTGTAGGTGAGCAAGGATTTCTTCTTGAATAGGTATAATCCTTGTTTGTAAGAATAAATTGTAGGCATCAAGCATTTCTGTTCTACCTCCAAGTTGTCCTTCTGTTTTGATACCCAACAACATCGGTGATGATATACCCCACGCTGTAAGAATTGTTTGGTCTATCTGTGGTGCCATATTTGAATACCAAGCATCACTTGCGTTGTTAGGCAAAGGTGATATAACAGGTTGAGTTTCAGGGTTTTCACTAAAGAAAAGAAAAATCTTACCTGCGTTATTTGTTGATGTATATTTGGCTTCCAACTGACGCATCAAAATATCTCGTTCTTCTTCACTTGGAACACCATTAGTAAATGATACCGCCATACTTGGCATCATACTATTCTGCGTGTTGTTGAGATGGAAGTTTCTTATCTCAATATCTAATTGGGCGGTTGTTAGTGAAGCAATCCAATCACAAGGTGGATAATAACTCATCATCGGTGAGTACCTTTTCGCATAGTAGATTTGTGATGGGCTTTCGTCGGTAGTCATATTAAACGCTGGTAGTTCAACAGGTTTCCATTTCTGCGGGTTGATTTGTGTTCCTTTCCAATCTACAGAATAGTAGTAAGTTCCAACATTACCAAACATATCTTCTTTACCTGCTCTCAACCTTGAAAAGTCAGTATGGTAAATCTCGGCAATTCCACCATCATTTGACTTTACGATATTCAAAGCAAATCCACCAAAAATAATTCTATCTACAACACATTTTTCATAGACCTCATAAAGAGTTTCACTACGATTAGCCATCGCAATTCTATTAGGGTCTCCTTCCTTCACAAATAGGTTCTTACCTTTCACACCATAGATTGTAGCGTTAGCACAAGCACGAGTAATAGGTGAGTATTGATATACTGTTAGAAGGTGATTAGGAAATTGGTTGTCGTCCCCAAAAAAGACCCACGGCTTATTACGGATTACTTCCTGATACTGTGGAACATAGGCTGCGTTGAACTCTTGTATTCCTAATTGGTATTTGTTTTTGTCGTTCATTACTAATAAATATCTAAAAAAGTTAAATTATCCATATCTAACAACTGGTGAAAGTTCCCCCTTGTATCTGTTGTCCCACTATCTGTTGTCTTGAAGGAACACTTGATGGTGGATTTATGTAATTTGCTAACCACATATCAGGTAAAGGAATTGTAAAACCAGCATCTAACCACCAAGTATCACTCGTATTCACACAAGGGAAACAGTTGAAAGGTAAGCAAGGACTACACTGTCCCATACCACCTGCTATGTTAGCATAAGCCGTAAATGTTATACCTGATGATAAGTTATTACAAGCATCTACTGCTGTGTTTCCACTTGCTACAATAAATGAGTTGAAAGCCATAGGTGGTGTTGAAGAAGGGGTAGGTGTGAAAGTTGGTGTGTTAGTAGGAGTACTTGTAAAAGTTGGTGATGGTGTGGGGGTTATCACAATAGTCCCCGTAGGAGTTGTCGTCGGTGTGGGTGTGGGATAGATACATTCTTCTTCTTGCTCGCTTACATAGATTACCTGTGAGAAATCTTCATCATTAGAAATGTAAGGTTCAAAGAAACATTCTTGGGTATTATCATCACCGACAATTACCCACGCTCTACCACTTTCTAATTTGTTGTAGGCAAGTGCGATGTCGGTTGAACCTGATGTGATATTTTCATAAATGGAATAGTAATACTGACCCAAGTATTCAAAGAAAACTTCAGGTGGTGTGGCAGAAAGGTTTGTAGTTGGTGCTTCAACAAACCTGAACTTATCATAACGAACATTACTTGTTATGACCTGTGGATAAAAACTAACCCTTTCCTTTGACGCTATATGTTGAAACGAAAAAAGGTAATAAGGATTTGGAAGTGTCTTATTCATAGACACAGTCGCAATTAAATTGTTAGTTTGTGATTTCCTTATTATCAGCATCTTCGCTTATGATATAGTGTGCGTCAAGTTTATCGTCTATGAGAATAAATAAAATATTCATATTTAAGGTCTCGTAGGACTTGGGGTCGGTGTGGGTGTGGGAACAGGTGAAGCCCATTCATCATACCTCCATTTATCTCTCAAATAGAGTTCAACTGCTTCTTGGTCTGCTGATGATAATTCTTGATTATAAATCATTATTTCAGCCAATTCAATATTAGTATTTGTACCGTATATTTGTTGAGTGTTGTTAGAAACAAGACCAAGATTTATAGCATTCCATCTTGGACTTACTGTTGTTCCTGTAAATAATGTCGTACTGGTCGCTCCTGATTGGTTTAGTTCCCAACTTCCAAAACCAGCATTTGCTGGCATAACAACTTTTAACAAATACTTATTATTTAGGTTGGTTGCTGAAAATGGTGCTGGTACATTCACAGTTTGACTTGAACTCTGTGGATAAAGATTATTATTAGTAATCGTTGTTGTACTTATAATTCCAAATTGTAATCTATCAAAAATATCAGTTCCAACTTGGAACAAAGTACCATTTGTATTTCCTGAATATAATTGATTTGTAAATCCTAATATTCCTGGTGGTTGAGACCAAACCATAAAGATAGTAGAACCAGTATGTGTTAAAACTGGTCTATCAAATGCTACCAAGCCTTTTCTTAAACCTGCTGTAGCATTAGGAGTAAATCTAATAATGTTTGGACTACCAGGTAAAGATGTTGAAGCAGAATATGTTGGGTATCTATCTGTTGTTTGACCTGTTAAAGTCCAAGTTTCAGTACCCTTTGATGTAAGTTGAGATATATAAGTTGTTCCCCCCGATAAAATCAAGTTCATAGTTGAACTATCACTTGCGTCAAACCATAAAGAAGGTTGAATAATTGGGTAAGGTGTTGATGAAGGTGTGATTGACGGTGTTAAAGTTTGTGTTGGTGTGAAACTTGGTGTAGGCGTGAAACTTGGTGTGGGTGTGGGACTTGATACAGGTGCTGAACTTATTTCAGGTACCACTCCGTGTTGTTGGATACGATTTTCATAACCATCAACTCTCTTAAATCTTGACCTTTTGGCGTCCCAACTATCAAAAGAATTAGCATTTAATGCTACCTTTGTTTTTCCTTCTACTTGTTTTTGTGGTGAGAAGTAGGTTTGTTGCTTACCCAAAACACCCCATAACTTTTTGTCTATTCTTCCTTTCATAAATAAATGTGGCTGAAATAAGGGGAGGTATTACCCTCCCCATATTTGTATTTTTAGCAAGGACAAGTAGATAAAGAAAGTCCTACGAGGGTTGATTGAAGAGAACCTGCTAATTTTTTAGCACCTTCTTTTTCAAAACCTTCAAGAACAATCGTGTATCCATATCTGTCCGCAAATGCGGTTCCAGTTTCAGCAGTACCCGTTTGTAGAGCCATACCGAAATCTTCACCGAGATAAAAAATATCACCTTCGTTTGTCTCAACAAATACCTTCATATTGGTATTTTGAGCCAAGAGTTTTATTTGGTTTCTTGTAGATTGTTGTAATTTCAAGAATACAAGATTTACAACTTGATTATACACCACAGTACCATTTTCTAAACTCGCTTGGATTGTCTCAACAAAGTTAGATGTATTTTTCTCAACTTGGAACTGATAAACAGTTCCGCCTGTAGCACCAACTGTAAGGATTTCTTGGTCGCCATTTTGGGTTGTGCCAGTCACGCAGCCTGCGACTACATAGACATTTTTTACCCCCCCGACAGCGTCCCTACATCCTTTACAGATTGAACTTGATACGAAGCAAGATGAAAAACTCATAACTTTTGTTTTTTAATTTTTTGACTTATTCAAGTCGGTTTATTATGTAAGTCCGTTAGTGATTACAAACTGAGGCCACGCTAATTGTACCCCAATTTTAAAATTACAACGAAGCCTAACCTCGTCAAAATCAACGCTGTAGAACATTTTAAGATTATCCATATCGCTTAACAAATCCACTCCAGCAACTGCGTATCCTGCTGGCATTAAAACCACAAGATTTGAATTTAGGAGGCCTCCCACAGGATGAACCAAAATGTTCGTAGCGGGATGGAATGTCTTGAACTCTTCATAAGACCCTTCAGGATTGAAGTGGTAATAATTGGAAGTTCTATAATTGATAAGATACTTACGGTAATTTGCGTGGGACATAAATACAACCCAGTCAGTTCTATTTACAACATCATCTGGGATTTGCTCAATAAGAGCATCAACTTGCGATAATGCTGTAGTTGA